CATTCTAGATCCTGTAAGGAATTGTAAGTCATCCCATTTATCTACTTGAGGTTCGTTAACTGCTGAAAATGCAAGTAAAGCAGACCCAGATACACCTGGTGCACCTGCTGATCCTTTACCGTTATATATTGTTACAGAAGAAGATATAGAAGTTCCATATTCTTCTCCGAATGCTATTCTAAATATATCATTAGAAGTTTCATCTCCTACTACACTTATAGATTGAAATCCTGGTCCTCCAAAGCTTGGAGTAACGCTTAGGTAATCTGATAATACATTAGCTACATCTATTATACCTCTACCTGAAGGGTTAGGATATTGTCTTAACCTAGTTAATATGTTCTTGCTTTCGTTCTGTACATCAATTACAAATTGATACTGAGGTAAAGTAAGAGAGCTACTTCCAGAAACCACATATACTAACGAACCAAATACGGCATTAGGTGTTTGAGGCTGTTGTTGAATAGTTACTGCCATTTTATTATGCTATTATATCTTTTATGATACCATCTAATATAAGATCGTATCCTCTGTTTTTCATTGTATTGTCTATCGTTGTCTGGATAAATGGTCTTGGTTTAATACCCTTTCTAGATATACTACGGGCTATTACAAATGCAAATCCATCCAAACTATATTTTTGAGGCTTTCTAATTCCCTTCTGTACTATCCATTCTTTAATGGCCGTAGTAGGAGGTTGCTTAGCACCTTTTCTTCTTCCTTCTTCTACAAACTGAGCGTAACCAGCCATCTCTATTTCAAGAATAGTTGCTTTACCTTTCTCTATAGTTACTATAGGTTTGATAGATGCAGCTAAATCTCCAGAGCTAGATATACCTTTTTGAAACAAAGATTCTCTAAGTCCTTCTGTTATAAGAACTCCTACTTCTGTTATCGCCTGGTTTAAATACTTTCCCATTATGGTCTAGTTGGATAATCGCAATAGTTTAATGTGTAAGGAGTAATAACGTCTATATCAGCTACCCATCCAAATACTCTATCTTGAAATGCTTCGTTTACTGGTGTTATCGTATTGATAACTAAATCATAATACTTTTGATCTGGACCTAAAGTAAAATAAGAAGTTATAGTATATATAATCTCTTCTGTATCTGACATAGCCTTTAAAGCATTAGCATCTGATAATTTAGGTATATCTAAAGAGTATAACTCAAAAGATAAAGTCTTAGTATTCTCCTGTACCCCTAAAGAGGACATAGGACGTAAAAATACAAAAGGATAATACCTGTTTACAGCAGATGAATCTAAGTAGTCAATAGGTCCTGTTGCAAAGGATGCTACTGCTAGGTTAGTATTACATGCTGCCTGGAAGTGATTTACTATATCTTCGTATGATCTATTTACTGGCATTTTCTTTATTCTTAACGTATTGTATAATGTCTTTTACATCTTGTTCTTGCATATTCAAATGAAAGGCTATCATAGAGGCTTCCATTCTTCTTTGGTGTAGGCTTATAATATTATCCCATAAAGCATCTACATTATGAAGTTTAAATTCAGGAGGAGTTATCTTAATTAAATTATCTTCCTGCATCTAAAATCTCTTTTACTAAATCACTATCAACACCTAACATAGCAGCTATTGCATTATGATTATGACCTCTATCGCTAAATTCGAATACCTTATATTTGAAAGGTTTAACCTTTTCATCACTGTTATAGAATACTGGAGGTACTAGTTTAACTAATTCTTCTTCTGGTTTCTCTATCACAGTTAATTCATCTCCTAATATCTCTACAATAGCACCCTCTACTACATCTCTTAATTCATCAGTAGTAAGTTCTTGTAATTGTTCTGGTTTTATTTTTTTGCTCATCGTACTCTAGTTTGATTGTTTATCATTCTTTGTCTCTTAGCCTCTTCTTGTTGGTAATCCTTATCTATCTCTAGATAGTTTAATACCATTATAAAATTTAATTCAGTGATGGCTCTGTCACCGGAAATTGAAAGTATGTTAGATTTGGAGAGTGAGTATATAGTCCCCCACCAGCCCCAATGTTGTCCAAAAGACGATCCAGAGCTACGTTTATCATTTCCGTCCCCTTCGGATCCACTGTCTCCGTCTGCGAAGATGCTATACTTTTCAAGTATTGACTTCCTACGGCGAAAAAAAAAGCCAGTGCTCCTAGTACTATGTGTACCGGAAACTGCTTAAACATCTCATGTCTTTTCTCTACCGCCTCACTATCATACACCTCTAACTTGTAATGGTCAAAAACATTCTCTACGGCATTATTAGCTATTTTGATACTGTTCTTAACCAAGAAAGAGATCTTATTGAAGTTATGTTTGGTTACAGGTCGATACAATAAAGCAGCTATCTTATGCAAGTTAACTGTTGGATCTTTTAAGTATTCCTCTAAGTCGATATATTCACCTAACGTAAAATTTGTTAATGTACTATATCCATATAGCTGATCTCCAAATTCTAGTACAGCATGAAACTCTCCTTTTCTCTCTACGATCTCTCCAACCGCTGATGATACTGTCTGTAAGGAATCTAAATCCCAGGTTCTAACCTCTTTAGAATCTAACCCTGTAACTACAGAAATTACTTTTACGATACGATCTAATTCACTTAAGGACTCCAGCTTATTCATTTGCTGGTACTTTCCTACGGTGATATATTCTGGTATCTTAACTTCTACTTCTTTCTTCATACTATTAAATATTGATTTATGTATCGACGTATACTATGTTATTTGTAACTCCAAGTAGGTCTAACTGTTTGAGTACCTACTACTGTTATTGGTTTTCTTTGTAGGAAAGACGTTCTGCTAAAGTTAGCCAGCATTAAACTATCTACATAGTCATCATGACCTCCATTAGGGTGGCTAAAAGTAAGCTTACCATTTCCGGATAACTTGTAAGTATAAGAAGACATTTCTTGGTGTAATTCCGGACATAAATCTATAGAAGGTATTTCTATATTCATCGATTCGATATCCCCTATTAGCTTTCTAACCATTTCGGTCTTATTATCTTGAGTGGTATTCCACTCCTTTATCTTAGGAAACTTCTTCTTAAGTAAGTCATACATTGCTCTACCTATACCGTTTGTCTCAACATATCCACCTACTACATTATAATTAGTTAGGATATTTGAAAACTTATCTGCAATAGTAGATATATTTTCTCTGTTTAAAGCTTCTACCCATACTACTCTACCTACAGTATTAATGCAAGTCAATACAGACATATCTTCCTGTAATCCAGTATCTACTCCTACAAATACATCCTGACGTCTAGATAGGTCAAATATACCTACTGAAGCTACTTGCTCTATACCTACGAATACATCTGAACTAGCATCTGTAAATTCAGCCATATACTCCTGTTTGAAGATACTCTCCGGTAATGACTTCCTAGCCTCATCTATCAAAGACTTGTTTATGTAAGGACATTCGGTTAAAGGTATCTTGAAAGAAATTGTATCTGCCAACATATCTTTACCTTTTAGATACCAAGTATAAAAGTGATTCTTACCTCTTGGTGTAGACACTAGAAGACACTTCTTACCGGTAGGGTTAAGTGTAGGTAATATAGCTGATTGTATGGCTGTCTCTTTCTGGAAGGCTACCTCGTCCAAAATGAGGTAATGAAATCGAAAACCTCGTATAGAGTCAGGATTATCGCTACTGAGAAACTTAAGACTAGACCCATTAATAAAAGTAATGTTAAGGTCTTGTCTATTGCTTTGAACAATAATATCACGGCCTGCTTCAACAACTTGATCATATACTGCTTTAGCTTGGTTGTAAATTGGAGATACCCAACCACCTTTCTGATTCTTGTCTCCAAGTAACCAGTACAGCATTAGGTTCATAGCCAGTAATGTCTTACCACTACCACGAGGGGCTACTACAACTCCAAATAAATGTTCTGAGTCTGCATAAGATTCAATTATCTCTCTTTGCTTATCGAACGGTGTGAATAATTTTATTTCCATAACTAGTCTTGACCACCAAAGGATACTTTAATCTCTCCGGTTAGTCTAGCATCTATTTCTTGTTTTATAATATCGTTACCTGAGTACTTAAGAATCTGGTCTACTGCTCTTTGACGTATCTTAGCATTATCATCTGCTAATAGAGATACTAGTTCCTGCATTGCTGGATCTAACATACCGTCTAATTTAGCTTTCCACCTTTCGTCATATACTTCTTTAGCACTAGCCCAATAAGCACAATATTGTTGTTCTGATTTATCCTTGTAAGTCTCATGACAATACTCTACCCATTGTTCTTGTCTCATAGGTCGATCTAAGTTATATCTTAACTCGATACACTTCTCGACTCTCTCTTTTATTTCTGCATTCGTTAATTTGATCCCTGCCATTATATGTTAATTATATATACCTATATAAATACACCGTTAAACCGATTCCGTTACTACCCTACTTCCTCTTGGTGCATGCTTTTGTCTATAATCCAGAAACGGCCAGTTATGCTCTTCATACAAAGGTACTATCTCTTCAAAATTATATTCCCACCCATTTTCTTCATATAACTTCTTAAAGTTAATCTGCTTATTGACCAGGATAGTATAATGATATAAATGAGACATAAACGGCTTGGCTACCTTCTTATTCTTTAGATTTATTATTCTATATTTTGTAGTCAATATATAGTTATCTGGAATATTCGGTATTAGCGTATACTCTTCTCCTTCTAGTAATAATTCTTTGGGTACTTGTCGAGGTGTTCTCTCTGTTGAATTTAAAAAAGGAAGGTTATTGTATATTAGGTATTCTGCTTGAAAGTAATCGTCTTCTGTGTAATAGTCAGTACTCTTTCTTTTATACTTTTTAAGGGTGCACCAGATTCCCGTCTGATCCTGATAAACTCTCTTCTTCTTTTTTCTTTGCATAACGTGTATATAGATCTATAACTTTGTTTTTTAATCCTCCTAATTCGCAACTACATCCTCTGGTTAAATGTCTATTAGCTCCGGTTAGTATTTTTTCTGCTTCATAGTAGTTAAATAATACTTCCTTTCTGAGTGTTAGATGCATTGACGGCTTGAATACCTCTTCTAACCACTTATCCTGCTCTGGTGTTAACTGTACCATTCTTCTATTCTATCGATTGTGTGTTTTATAATATACGCTACAAAAGAGATTATAACTCCGTAGTATAAGTTTTGAGTAACTATCGTACCTAGGATTAAGCCCATACATTTAGAACAGCTAAAGATTTTTGTTACCCACCCCACATTTAATTTCTGAAGTATACGGTTCTTTATATCTTGTATGGGCTCATACCAGCTAGTAATTAGTACTGCTATTATGGCTAATCCTAAGATTTCGGAGAGGTTATTCATCCTTGATCATATCTTTTAAATAGGCTTCTATAATATTGTGTATCCTTTGAACCTCCTGTCTCTCTCTTAGTTCTTTTCTTTTCTTGATATAAGATATCACTTGAGGTGATATTAAGTATAGGACGGTAAATGAGAGTATCACGATTGTTGTTATTAGTATTTCTATCATAAGTCAAAGCAGTGTTTACATTTAGTTCTAATTTGTTTAACGATTCTTTTTATATCTCTTAACAAATGTCCGTTATGTATATTGTATTTTTCGTGTATGTATGCGTAAGATTTACCCTGGATTATCTTTTCCTCTATTAGCATTTTCTCGTAAGGATTTAACTTATTTATCTCCTCCTTCATACACTGGATTACTAATTCATACTCCTGTGTTATGTCTTCGTCTGCTACATACTTATAGTTATCGAATAACTCTCTAGATTGAATACTTGGTTTTCTATACTGAGTATAAAACCTACTACCTCCTGATCTTACTTGTACTGAAGCAATGAAGGTAATGAAGTTTTCCATCTTACCATCTTGATAGGTTTTCCATTGCTGTTCTAAAGGCTTTGCTAACCAGTACTCTAAGGCTACTACTAATAGATCTGCTGCCCATAAGTGTTTGTTGTAACCACAAACTTTATCCATATTGACTACTAGTTGTGGGTATATTCTAGTTAACTCTTTATCTAGTATCTTTTTCTTTTCTTCTTCTGTATACATTTTTTACTTTTAGATCTTTCGACCTGTTCTTAAGAAGTTAATGATTTTTTTTGGAAAAAACAACTCTTTCTAATACATAGTTGCCTAAAATAGAAAAAGCCCCTATTATGGAGCTTTGTTCTAATTAATTTATATACTTATATAATTATATACTTATATATTATGGACAACTACCGCATGTAGCATATATGTTAGTTATTAGTGGTGCTGATGGAGCAGTTCCTTTAGGTTGATGTAAAGCTGTTATCGAGTAACAACTAGCACTACCTGATACCTTTACTGATGTTCCTGGAGGTAAGTAGCATTTACTATACCCTGTAGCTGCTGGTGATTGCCCAGCTTCGTATCTTACTAATGTAGGACTACCCCCTGCACATAAACTAGCACTATAGAAACCAGTAATAGGGAAACTAGGTCCTCCTAGGTCTGGTGATAGTGATCCCGTTCCACTTCCGTTCCAATATCTAGTTACCACTTGACTTAAGTTACTTTTACACCAATTAACATCTGATATATAGAATGAGTTAGGATTTTTAGTTAGTCCTGTTGAACCGGCATATACTGTAGTAGCAGTTGCTAAGTTTTCATCATCCAAGTATACTGATGGAAATGGATAGTAAGGAGTAAAAGCAACAAATGTAATTTGTACATCTGTAGTACTACTTCCAGTCACAAAATTGAAAGCTGTACGCTCTTGTCCCTGTGATCCTTGGAATGCGAATGGAGTGAATACTGACATATATTATTGTAAGTTTTTAACTGCTGTTGCTAATAAATTAGTTCCGTCGAATGATACTAAGGTAATTACGTCTACTGCATTAAGTGATGTAGTCGCTACATAATCTATTCCGTCAGTAAATTTAACTGTACTTGGGAATGTTATAGTACCTGCTGTAGTACCGTTCTGGGTAATCTGTAAATTTATAGTCTGACCTGCATGTATGTTTGAAGGAGTCAATAATACATTTGATCCTGCTGCTAAAGTCATTGTAAAGAAGTTACCTAAGCTACAATCTAGAGTCGCAGCACCTGCAGATGGAGTTATAGTTCCAACTGATCCTACTACTTGGTCGTTAAATGTAGTTTTGTTAGCTACAGTTAAAGTTCCTGTTAATGCTGTATTACCGTTAACGTTTAGAACACCATTTACTCTTACGTTGTTTAATCTAGCATTTGTAACACCTTGGAATGAACCAGATGCTGCAGTCATGTTTATTGTAGGTAATGAAGCATTACCAATACCAATTACACCTGTGGTTACAGCTGTAGCAGGTCCTAATTGAATGTTTGTAGCACTTAATGCAGCAACTGATGTGCCTGGTCCTGCTTGCTGTAATATAATTTGAGATCTATTAGTAAAGCTGGTAGCAGATCCAGAAGGAGCAAAGTCTAATGAAAATCCTCTACCGTTTGCATATAATCCAGATCCAAAAGTAGTATTATCGTAAGAAGTATTGTTATAGTTCTCTATAGCAAAAGCTTGTCTGTATGAAGTACCTCTAGTCTGATTTACAAATCCAAATCTTGAATTGTTAAAGGTTTGAGTACTAGTTGCAAATGGAGCTATGTTAACAAATTGGTTACCCGTGATGTTAATCATACCAACACTTACGTTAGCACCAGGAGCTGCACTTCTAGTATTTAAACTACCTGTTACGTTTAAGTTATCGTTAACCTGTAATCCTGAACCGAATCCTGATATTTGAGATTCAAATGCAATTCTATTTCTACTACTTGGAGAAGTATATGCTGGTTGGAAGTACATGAAGTGATCATTCTCTGGGAATGAAGATATTGCAAGCCATGGTAAATTACCAGGAGTTACTTGCATGTTTATCCACTTATTATCATTAAAGATTGGCTTCTTAACAGATCCTGAGAAGAATCTAATTGGTGTTGAATAACCACCAGTAGGAAATACACCCTGGAATAGGTCTATACCATCGTAAGTATTAGTAGAGTTAAAAGTTAAACTACCCGTTACATTAATTCCGTTATTAAAACTATTTCTTTGAGTAAAGGTATTTGCTTGATCTTTTCTAGCATAATTTTCTTGACCTGCTACATAAGAAGCTGAAGTAGCTTGATTAGCGAGATCTGATACAAAGGCAAATGATGCTGTAGTAGCTGTAGTAGCACTACCTGCTGTAGTAGCAGAAGTTGCTGTAGAAGCATTACCTGATAAATTACCTACAAAGCCTGTTGATGCTGTTACTGATCCTGTTACTACTACGTTAGTACTAAAATCTACTTTTGTTCCTGTATCTGTGATACTTGAGTTACCTACGTGATCAGTACCTAACGATTTTAATATTTTATTTTGAGTTGGGTATGTCCAGCCTCCTAATGTACTAGAAGGTCCCGATAGGAATCCAGATGAATGTCCATCTACTGCTTTATACCCCCAAAGATCTTGTTGTGAATCATAAATTAATGATCCAGTTTGTGCAGAGCCACTATCGATTACGATTATACCTGCATATCTTTCAGCAGGAGTGTCTGTATTAAGTTGGATAAATGCATCACCTATCTTCTTAACAGATCCTGTTACTGATATTAAGTATGCAAATGAACCTGTACCGTTTACTGTTATATTGTTAAAGGTTTGAGTACCTCCGAATGTATAATTACCTGTTAAAGTTTTAGCATTTCTCCATACCGTACCATCAAACTGGAGTAAATCTCCAGATCCAGAAGGACTAGAAATTAATACGTCATGTAATTCGGTTAACTCGTATCCGTTATCTATTGAAACGTTAATTGACCCGTTATTGGTATTTTGTCTCATTACCTGACCTAATCTTACTGTATGGTTAGGGGCTGTAGACGGAGTTGCACTAAATGTACCTCCTGCTGCTAAATATAAGTTAGTACCTGGGGTAAATGAGTTTGTATTTACTCCAAGTAATCTACCTTGTGTCATTACATATCCGAATCCATTTATTGCTATTTCTTCGTTGGTAAATCCTATTGTATTAGCTGAAAGAGCATCTGTAGTAGGTTCTGCTAAACCGATGTTTGGATTGTCTCCTGTTGCACCTGTAACACGAACTACTCTACCTTTTGGTATAATAGCTCCTGAAGTATTTCTTACATATAGTAAGATATCTTGTGCATTAGTTGAAGAAGTAGCCGTTGTAGCAGTAGCAGCTGTACTTGCTGTAAGAGCATAAGAAGCTGAAGTTGCAGTAACTGCCGCAGTAGCATTAGCTACAGCACTTGAAATTCTATCACCTGGTAAAGTACCTGTAGTAGAAGCTAAAGTAATTTGACTAGATCCTGATACTATGCCTACTGATTTATTAGATAATCCTAGGAAAGATATTTGGCTAGATCCTGATACTAGAGTTGGTTTATTTGAGATACCTGTAAAGCTAATCTGACTAGAACCAGATACTAATGTAGGTTTGTTTGCTACATTACTATACTGTACTAGAGAAGCTGTTATAGGTCCTGATATTCTTGATTGATCTAAGGTACCTGTTGTACCTGATAATGTTATTTGAGATGATCCTGATACTAAGGTAGGCTTACCAGTTACATTTGCATAAGCAACAGTTCCTGCTATAGCACCTTCTACTCTACTACCGTCTAATTGACCTATTGTAGAGCCGATAACGATCTGACCTGAGCCTGATACTAAAGTTGGCTTACCTGTAATTCTATTATAAGCTACTGAGTTTGCAACACCTGCTGTATCTGCATAAGAAGAAGAAACTTCTTTTACAATTTCGTGAGATGCAGAAACGGCGTAAGCTGCATAAGATGCTGTTACAGCAAATAATGAATTTACTGCGTTAGTGGCATTACTAGCGACTACAGTTAAATTAGTTATAACCGATCCTGTACCATTTGTAAGTACTGAGCCGGATATTTGTGCAAGTCTTTGGTAGGTATTTTTTACCTGCGTACCTGTAAGATTGAATCCCATAGTATATTATCTTGTTTTATATTCGTTTTGCGGAAATTGTGGGAAACGGCTATCGTAAGTCTGTATTCCTCTTCTTCTTAATTCTTGGTAGAATGTTGATCTTGCAAAACCAAATGGATTTCTATATTTTGTATTATAGTCAGGCCATTGATCGTATAGCTTATTAGAACTATTAAGTTCAGGATATGTAGCCTGCTCTTCTATAATATAATTAGTTAATCTATCATTGTAGTAGTTCATCTTATTCTCTACTGTCTGCTTCTTTACATTATATAAAGAACGATCAGCAGCAATAGAATTCTCACCACCATTAGGTACTAACAAACCATTGTTTCTAGCACGTAAGTAGATAGAGTCTAATGCATACCAATATGCTGCGTAAAGTAAAAAGTCCTGAATATATGCATCTAGGATATACTTATAGTCTGAATACTGTGACTGAGTGATATCTCCCGTTTCTACGAGATTTAAAAGCTTATTATATAACAAAGTACCAATACACTGTTGAAGAGGTATGTCTTGAGCCTCTCTAATAGCATTCTTAATGAGTGCAGTATCGACATTATTGTCCATATCTGTAAACTCTCTAAGCTTTGCTTCTGATATTAAAAATACATCTGTCATATTATCCTAAATTTTCTGGTTGTTGTAAATTTGCATCTTCTACATCAGTAGTTTCTGCTGAAGTAATTACTTCTTCTTCTACCTCTCCATCCGCAAATAATTTCTTTTGGATTACACCTAATACTATATCTGGATAGTTTACTTGCATTATACTTTCAAGACTTCTTAATAGGTCTTGTTGGAAAGGAGCAATTACTGTATTCTGTAATAGTAAATAGGCATCCAACACCTCTTGTCTACCACCTAATTGACCTTCAGTTTTAATACCTAAGATCATTGGTGAAGTAATTCGATGTGCTGTTAATATTTTTTGTGTTGTCATGTCGTTGACGTTCTCGTAATAAGCGTCAGCTCCATTTTGAGCAATCGGGGTAATTACTGGTGCATTTTCAGGTGCGTCTACATCCATATAGATAAGACTACCAGCATTACTAGATCCTCCGTAGTTACCTTGTAACTGAGCTCTTACAGCTTGAATCTGATCTTCTGATCCATTCATAAAAGTTGTAATTGCTAGCGACGGTGCTAAACCGTTCTTGATATTGTTAACATGGAAGTTATCAATCTCTGTATCTAATTCAATTACCTTTAATGCAGCACAATAATCCGGAAGAGGATAATAATCCTGTCCTGGACGGTAGTTACGCATTACGAATATTTGATTAGGTTCGTCGTATTTTTTTGATTCGTTAAATACAGGTAAGTAAGGAATATCCTGTCTTAATCCTGTTGTAACGTATCTGCTATTTTTATCCCACTCTGAAGAGATAAAGTATCCTGGTACATGACCTCTAAAATCTTTTACTTCTGCTCTTAAGTAAGAAAAGTCAATGTGGTATACTTCAGCAATTTTAGTTCTATCGTTAGACCAAATTACTTCGAAAGCATATGATCCGTATAATTTAAAGTCAAGAGCTAATTTAGCATATAAGTCATTCCACGTTTCTCCGTGTGAATTTGCACGATCTAAATAAGTCTCTACATTAGCTGTTAAACCTTCACCTACTATTCCTTCGGTAATAGCATTTATTGCTGCTGCATGAATACTTGATCTGTTGTAAAGATCGATAAGATGTTGAGGAAATAAGTTATCGTTTCCAAACTTTATAAATTTCTTTTCTCCTTTAGTTTCTAGAAAATCAAAAGATCTACCCTGTTGAGGTAGTACTGTTTGAAAGTTAAACTTTTTAGAATTGTCTGTTGCCATATTATAAATTATATGTTGTGTACGTACCTGTTTGGTTCGTACCTGTATACTGAGTTATAGTTACTCCATTTACTCCCTCTACCCATGCTCTATCAGTACTAATTAATCTTTCATTTGTAAGGAAAGTTTGATCCCATTCATTAGAGATTAACTGCCACTGTTGATTAATCTGATTCCACACCCCATCTATACCTTCATATGTATACATAGTATACTGTCCCTTATTCAGAGGTAAACTCCCTGAAGGAACATTAAAAATAATTCTAGGAGTAAATTCTGTAGGCGTATTAGTTAACGTTGGAAATATTACTTTCGTACTATTATCCAAATCCTGTACTAATTCTACTTTAAGTGAACCAGAAGGGTTTGTTAGGTATATCGGATCTATGTCCGGATATATTGTGTGAGTTCCTACTGGAACATGATTATAGAAATTAACCATATCGTCCTTTATCTTAAATATAAGAAAAAAGGGGTACGGATCCTACTAAGATACCTGTACCCCCTCTCTCAAGTTTTATTCTTAACTAGATACTGTGATACCAGACAATGCTGATGATAAGTTTCCGTTAGTTTGAATTTCAGTGAATGGTAATGGTTCTTGACCGTTGAAAGTCAAAGCATATTGGTTAGCGTCACCGAACGCTGTACCAGTTCCGCCTGTACCGGCAGACAATGTTAAACCTCTGTAGCGACCTGCAAGGAAGAATTCTCCCACGTGATCAGCTGTTCCGTTATTCGTTTTCACGATGATAGTTAATTCTGGATTTTGAGCCAATACCTTAACTTGGTTACGGATAGAAGATTGTAACTTATGGAAAGCTACGTTAATTGTCTGGTCGTAAAATACAGTTCCATTCTCATTAGAAGGTGTAGGTACTTCTGTAAAGTCGCCCACGTTACGTGGTAATTCGAATCTATAGAATTTACCTGAACCTGTGATAGCGGTAGCTAAACCTTCAGTTGGTTCTGTGATAGATGTGATAGATCCTGATAAGATGTAGATCTCATCGATACCACCAGCATTATCGCGGCATCCTAAGGTAAAGCCAGATGTTATATTACAAGCCATAGTGTGTTTTTATTTAATGATATTAGTATAAAATGAGAGCTACTCCTTTCTACAGTTTCGCTCTCAATTAATTATGCACGTGCGTTAGAAACGATGTACTCTGGGTAAGCTACCTGAACACCCAACTTAGTTGAGATTCTGTGCTTCAATTGATCAGAGTTGATATCGTACCACATTTGGAACTCAGAGAAGTCAGATAACAAGTCTGTACCAGCAACGATGTATTTAGCAGGAGCTAAGATAATACGATCTGAACCAGTTAAACCTGAAGTACCTACTACGCGTACGTTTTGGAATGGATACATCATATCAAGAATACCACCACGGTTAGTGATGCTATTTGGATCGAAGTAGAAAGAGTTAGCTGTACGTAAAGCACTTACATACTTACGGAAGTTAGCTACACTCATGAATACTGTTAAGTCGTCACGATCTGCAACGTCTGCATTTAAGCTTTCGATCATTGTGTCGATAGTAGTTAATGCGTTAGCAGAAGTGAATGCTGAACCAGTGATAGCAGCAGGAATAACAACACCAATGCTGTTAACTGGAGCTGAACCTGAAGTCAAAGCACGAAGACCGTTATTAACGTTCCATAAGTAAGCGTCATTGCTCTTTTGGAATTGGTTAACTAACAAATCACCATAAGCAGCTGCCATAGCGAATGTTTCTGAGTAAGATCCTGGCTCTAATGCAGAGATACCTAAGTATTTCTTGTCCATATCTTTTAAACAGATACCATCGAAAGATGTACGAGGTGTAACAGTAATGTTACGTTGTGTGAATTCTAATGAACCAGAAGGTGTGCTTACGCAAGTACCATTCTGAATTACTAAATCTACGTCCATTAAGTTGATTGGCTCTTGGTATTTAACACCTTCTTTGATAGTGATATATTCCATTGTAGAACCAGCATATACTGAACGAACTAATAGTTCTCCTGCTACCTGATTGTTAAAGTCAGCAAGAGCTTGTACGTTTAATCCCATTTTGATTGAATTTTAGTTTTGTTTTAAATTATTTCTTTTTTGCTTTTAAAGCTTCTACTGCCATCTTAGCCATCTTAGCGTTGATTGGGTCAGCAATTTTTTGTTCTTCTACTTCTGTTTTACCAAATTTAGAAGTTTGAGTTTTTTCTGATGCAGGAGCTGAGAATACTTTCTTCATTTGCTCTTCCATATCAGCCATTTTTTGTTTTAGCATTTCGATTTCAGGCTTAACTGCGTCGATTACCGCTTCGATGATATCACCTAATTCTGGTTTCTCTTCGTAAATACCTTCTTCTTCCATTGCTACTGGTTCTGCTGCAGCTTGTTGTTCTTGTGCGATAGCTAATGAACCTACTGGC